AGTGTCCCGTAAGACCACCCCCTTATTTAAAAATCTTTTAAACTCAATTTAGACAATGGAAAATCCAAAAACATACACCCAACTCTTAGTCATTGCTGTAGAAGTAATGCAAGCTAATGACCTCGAAGAAGTATTTGCCACTGAAGATGGGCAAGTCTTCTATGAAAAGAATCGTGCCCAGTTACACGCTTCCTCTATTGAAAGCAAAGTATATACTTTTGACAATAGTAAAAGTGTAAAGTTGTCAAACAAGATACCACAAATCAAAAAAGATAAGGAGGGTAAAACAGAGCCCCAAAAAGCAGAAGGAGCTACTGTACAAGGAAAAACAGAAACCGAAGCCCCCACAGAAGACGACGAACAAAAAACTGAATAACAAATGGGACAACTCAAAGGATTTACATTTAAAAAAGCTGAAGGAGGTTTAGGGCGTACTGCTTCTACTAGGGACAATTTGTTTTTGATAGTAGCTGCAATGGCTGTGGCAGGCACCCAACTCACACATGGAGAGACTAAGTCCTTTATTCAGCTAAAGGATGCGAAAGCGGTAGGTATTACTGAAAGTTTGGACGCCAATCAAAAAGTACTTACTCACTATCACCTATCTGAAATCTTCCGCTTAGCGCCAGAGAGCCAAATCATTTTCCTACCTGTAGCGGTAGGTAAAATGCAGGATAGTACGGCACAGATAGTAAAAGCTATCCGTGCTAACAAGCAGGTAAAAGGGGTAGGGCTCTTTGGGTTTACCAATGACCTCTCCACCATTGCCAGTGATGTAGAGGAGCTACAAACCCAAATCGTAGAAGCGGTAAAACCTGATGGTATACTGATAGACTTTGTACTTGTGGAAGGAAAAGGGAAAGAGGGCTTGGAAGTAAATAACTTTGCCGACCTCAAAGAAAAGAATGCCCCACAGGTATCGGTAATAATTGCCCAAGACAAAGGTATTGCCGCTATAGACGAGGCTTACAAGTACCACGCCAGTGTAGGCAGTGCTTTGGGTATGTTGTCGGTACGCAATGTGAGTGAAAACTTAGGTTCGGTGGATATTGAAACAAAACCCGAAAATGCAAAAGGGGGAAATACCTATCCCCTTACTGATGAGGGAAAAAAACGCTACATCAGTGGAGGTATTTCCACAGGGCAAAGTGCAGAAGAACTTAGCAATGAGCAGCTGAAACTACTCAATGATAAAGGGTATATTTTGGCAGGACAATATGCCGATATGGCAGGCTTTTTCCTTTCAAACTCTCCTACCTGTGTGAGCAAATCATCCGACTATACCTATATTGAAAATAATAGGATATGGAACAAAGCAGCACGCTTAGTAAGACAAACCCTCTCACCACGTATCAAAAGCAAGCTACCTAAAAACCCACAAACGGGCTACCTTAAAGACAGTATTGTTACCTCCCTGCAAGAATTAGCGGGAAAAGCTATCGAAAGACAAATGGTAGTAACTGGTGAGATTAGCGGCTATGCAGTGAGTATTGATGCAAAGCAAACGGTAACAGAGCAAACACCCCTAAAGGTGAAAATACGCCTGGTGCCTGATGATATTCTACACGCTATTGAGGGCGAAATTGGTTTAACCTCTAATTTATAACACGATGCCAAAAAATACCAATGTGATTAACCACTTCGGCAAACTAAAAGGGTGGAACAGTGTAACCTTCAACCTATTAGGACGCGATGTGGTAGGTATTACCGAAATTAGCTATTCGGATAGTACCAAAAAGTCAAATATTATGGGTGCAGGAGGCTTCCCTGTAGGACGTACTGAGGAAAATTACGAAGCTAAGGCTTCAATTACCCTACTTTTAGAAGAGGTGGACGGCATTCGCCGTTCGCTTCCCAAAGGAACACGTCTGCAAGATATTGAGCCTTTCGACATTCCTGTTATCTATGAAGCACCAAGCGGACTTATCATTAAAGATATGATACGCAATGCGGAGTTCTTAGGTACTGAAATAGCTATCAAGCAAGGAGATGGCTCTATTGCTATTAAGTTTGAGCTGATTGTAAGTCATATTGACTGGAATATTTAATAACCTTTTAAAAGCTGTTTAAAATGAAAAAATATACCGAAGCCGATATAGAAAACTACAAGGCTAAATACCCTAATGTGGTAAGAGAAATAGCCGTGTATCCATCGGGTACTACCTTTACCGAAGAGGGAGAAGCCAGTGAAGATCCCGCTTACTTTTTGGTAAAGAAACCCAGTAAAAACCTACTTGCCTTGGTGACTTCTAAAGAGTATATAGAAAGCCCCGACAAGGCCAATGAGGCACTGGTAAAGAATTGTGTACTGGATGGTGATATGGAGTGGATGGAAAATGATGCCTCCATCTATATGGGGCTGATTACCGAGCTGAGTAAACTCTTACAAAGTTCAAAGGTAGCCTTAAAAAAAGTGTAGAGTCGTCGCTCCTTTCCTTAGAAGCGTACGACTTTATAGAGGGCATAGATGCACTACTCCGTGCCAATGGGCAGACACCTGAAACGATGAACGATACTCAGTGGCAGGAACATTTTAAAGCCCTTGACTTTAGTATGAAATGCCAAGAACAACTCTTATACCAAGCCGTAAAACGCGCCTTAGTAGAAGTACTGAACGAAATTAGCAAACAGTCTAACCCCTAATACTCTGCAACCGTGAATCACACTACAACGTGGATTTTTGAAGCCAAAGACAATGTATCGCAACCTTTGCACACTGCACAGGAGAACGTGAGGCGTGCCACAGAAGGTATGCACAATACTTGGAAAGACTTCATAAGCAGTATGAAAGAGGGGTGGGATAAGTTGGCAACCAGTATGCGTCCTATTGATTGGCAAGCAGCTTCACAAGGATTTTTGAATATTACTCAAAAGTTCTCAGAGGCCGCACAAGTAGGGGCAGACTATGAGAAATCATTACTTGATGTAGCTGCTATTACTGGTATTACCGGAGACGATTTGGATAAACTTGGGGGAAAGGCACGTAACCTTGCCAAAGAATTTGGAGGTACGGCTACTGACAACCTTGCTACTTTTCAAACAATCCTCTCACGCTTAGGTCCCCAGATAGGAGAAAGCGATGAGGCGCTTGCCAAAATGGGTAGCTATGCTAATACGCTCGCCAAAACTATGGGAGGCGATGTGGTAGGAGCTACCGACGCGCTTACTACCTCAATGCTTCAATTCAAAGTGAATTTGGATGATCCTATAGCAGCAGCTGGCGAAATGGAGCGAATGATGAACGTAATGGCAGCAGGAGCTAAAGAAGGTGCTGCTGAAGTACCTCAAATAGCTCAAGCCCTCGTGCAAGCAGGTGGAGCTGCTAAACTCTCTAATGTAAGTTTTGAGGAGACGAACGCCGCACTGCAAGCCCTCGCCCAATCAGGCAAATATGGAGCTGAAGCAGGGGTGGGACTTAGGAACGTACTTATTAAAATGAATGCGCCCTCGGCCCTCTCTAAAGAGGCTACTAATATGCTTGCCGCCTATGGAGTAAATATGCAAAAAGTATCAGACACTACGGTACCTTTTGCCGAACGACTCAAAGAGTTGCAGAAGATAGGACAAAATACCGATGTTTTGGCTGCTGTCTTTGGTGCTGAAAATATACAAGCTGCTCAAGGACTTATCAATACTGCACAAGCACAAGCCGAACTTACCCAGCAAATCAGCGGTACCAATGTAGCTACCGAACAAGCTACTATCGTAATGAGTGGTTGGAGTGAGTGGATGGGCAGATGTAAAGCTTGGTTAGATGACTTGAAAATAGGTTCGTTCTCTTTTACCAAAGTGCTTGGTGTAGTAGGCGACAGCTTAGGAGGCGTTATTAGCACTTTGGGCGATATGGGGTCTGCTTATTCAGGGCTTGCCCCTGTGGTAAAGGCTCTTGGAGGGTGGCTTAAACAAACTGTAGTAGTTCAGAAGCTAATGGTTGTATGGACAAAGGCGGCTACAGCCGTACAATGGTTGTGGAATGCAGCTCTGTCAGCTAATCCTATTGGTATTATTATCGTTGCCATTGGCGCACTGGTGGCAGGTATTATATACTTGGCTAATAAGGTTAGTGGTTGGGGAGAAGCATGGAAACATACATGGGAAGGTGCCAAGCTCCTCTTTCAAGGTTTTTCAGCAAGTATTGAAACAGTATGGCTAACTATGGTCAATTCCCTAATGATAGGTCTTAATAAGATAAAAGAGGGATGGTATGAGTTTAAGAATGCTGTAGGATTGGGAGATGAGAGCGAAAATAATAAGATGCTTGCCCAAATAAATGAAGACACAGAGAATCGTAAAAAAGCCATTGCCGATAGTGCTAAAGTAGCTTATGAAGCTAATCTTGCCGCTAAAGAAGAGTTTATAAAGGCAGGACAATCACTTACTTGGAATAAAGATAAAAAAGAAGCTACCGAAGCCCCTAAAGCGGGCAATCTTTCTGCCAGTTCGGCTATTGGAGGAGGTGCAAGTCCCAACCCTATCACCCCTACTAAAGGGAGCAAAGAAGGAGGAAAGGACAGCACTATGAGCGTAGGAGGTAGTGGTGGGGGAAGCAAGACTATCACCATTAATATCACAATGAATAACACTTTCCCTATCGACAAAACTATTGGAAGTAAAGAAAATGCCGCTAATGGAGTAATTAGCAAAATTAATGACCGTATGCGTGACGCCTTAGTAACCTTATAATTGCCCTTAGACTATGAAAGATATACTTGTAGATGAGCATAACGACTTAGAAATTATAGCGGGCGACTTTTCCATAGGGGAAAGTATGTTGCAGGAGGTAGGGTTTATCCTCCAAAGTCAGCAGGGTAATTGGAAGTCTGATCCTTTAGTAGGAGCGAATATGGTAGAGCTCATCAAAGGGAAACATAATCGCACGGCTGTAGAGAAACGTATTAAGATACAGTTAGAAAGAGACGGCAAAGACTATGATGCTATCAAGAAACTATTAAAGCTCAATATAGACAATGGATAACCGCTATAACATATCACAACTCTTTAAGTTGGCTTTTGGCACTAACCTGCCCGTGTACCTAACCGTACCTATAGGTAAAGAACCCGTACATACAGCCGAATATGGTAGTATTCGCACGGTGGAAAGAGAGGAAGCTATGCGGCTATCCAAACTCGGTACACCCATTGTTTTTCCAGTGAAGTTTACCGCAGGTAGCTATAAGTTCTACGACTACCAAAGTAAGATAGTAGAGAAGCAGTTAGCCGACTTTTGGTTGCCTCCTGCTACTATGGTAGATTTTTCGAGAGTAAAGAATATCAGTCGGACAGATGTAATAGGAGGCAATGGCACTGTAAAGGAAATCTATGGCTTTGACGATTGGCAGATACGTATTCGCACCGTATGCCACAACGATGAACTAAGCGCACGAGAGTACGAAAAACGCCTTATAGAATGGTCGGAAGTGATACAATCTATCTCGGTAGAAGGCGACCTTTTTGGTTGGAAAAACATTCATAACCTCGTGATTGAAAGCATTGATATACGTAGCTTGGAGGGTACTCCTAACATTATCCCCATAGAGCTTAATTGCATTAGTGACGAACCTTTTGAACTCATTTACAGACTATGACCTTAGCCATTGAAGTAGCCATCACCTTTCTCCCCAAACAGGGCACCCCTTTTAAGGTGCAGAAAGTTTCTGCCATTGAGATTGAAAGTTCGTGGAAAATGCTCACCGATACGGCAAGCGTAGTACTACCCCGCAATGTAGGTGATTTTGATAAGCAAAATGTAAGGGAACTCTTTGCTGTAGGTGACAAGGTAGTAATACAAATGGGCTACAACGGTGAGCTCTTGCAGGAGTTCGAGGGCTTCATTACCCAAGTATCCGCAGACTTTCCTATCACTATTAGCCTTAGCGATGCAATGTGGAAGCTACGTCAGTTGCCCGTTAATTACGTGTCGGCAAAGGCAAGTCTAAAAACATTCCTCACCGAAGTAGTAAAAGACTACCCTTTAGAAGTAGAAGATATAAGCCTTGGTGGCGTACGTTTTAGCAATACCACATTAGGGGCTGTGTTGGACAAACTCCAAAAAGACTGGTCAATATACAGCTTTATCCGTGCGGGCAAACTCACTATAGCCAAGCCTTATTCGGATGTAAAAGTAAGTGGTGAGATGAAGCATTTCGACTTAGAGCGCAATTGCACCGGGAATAACCTTAAGTACCTGAGCAAGGAAGAGCGCACCATAAAGATTATAGGCACCTCGTCCTTTGGCAAAGGCAAGCGGTTACAATACGAGTTTGGTGATGAAAACCCTAAAACAACCTTAAAAATGACTTGGCACGTTAGTTCACAAGCCGAACTTGAAAAGGAAGTAAAGCGACTATATGATCTACACAAGCGCGAGGGTTTTGAGGGGAGTTTCACCACTTATGGCACCCCCTCCCTGCAGCACGGTGAGAAGATACGACTAAGTTCCACCCTCTACCCCGATAGGCACGGTGAGTACTATGTAGATAGAGTAAAGAAGAGTATTAGCAACGCCCAATATAGACAGGAAATAGAAATTAGTGGTAGTACATTATGAACGAGATAGACGAGTTTGACATATTGCTTTCTGAAAAGATAAAGAAAGCTATCCCCCAAGTGCTACAATGGGCAACAGTAACCTCTGTAGATTGGGAGGATAAAACCTGCGAGGCTACTGATTTAGATACGAAGCTGCCTTTTTTAAACATAGCACTCGGCATAGGAGGAATGTATATCAAACCAAAAGTAGGAAGTCTTATCCTTGTGGGTATGGTAGAAAATAATGAAAGTCAGCCCTTCCTGATTAATGCTCAAGAGGTAGAAGCCTACGAACTGAAAGCCGATAAGTTTGCCCTACACAGCGAAGCTGTAGACTTTAAAACCCTTTTAAATGAGCTTTTAAACGAACTTAAAAACACTATCATACAAACCCCTTCAGGCCCTGGCAACTTTGCCCCGCAGAATGTAGTGAAGTTTGAAGAGATTAGCAACAAAATAAACCAACTATGGCACTAAATAAACAAGCACTCAAACAAGGCATTATTGACCTTCAGCAGGATATGCTTACCAAAACCGATAACAGTATAGAAGAGTACGCCGAGCGCTTAGCAAGCCTTATTGATACCTTTGTTAAAGGTGGTGAGGTAACCATTGCACCAGGTATACAAGTAAGCACGGCAGGAACAGCCGCCTCCCAAACGGGTGCCACTACAAGTGAAGGAAAAGGTACTATAAATTAAAAAATAAACAAACAACGATGATAACACTCAATTACATTCTACAAGGATTTGGATTTAGGGATAGCAAAGACTTCCTACACTCTTCCTTTGGTCACACCTTTTCAGCTCTTTTTATCAAGATGGACGTAATACTCTCCTTTTTGTTTGCCACTGTGCATTTTCTCTTTGGTTTCAACCACTTATTTCTTACCGCTTACGTGGTATTGCTTGTATTTGAATGGATCACAGGAGTGCAAGCCTCCCGCAAGCGAGGTGAAAAACACGAGAGCCGCAAGTTTGGGCGTATGTTATTGAAGATAGCCACCTACTTAGTACCTATTTATATACTGCATACTTTCTCGGCTAATGTAGAGTTTCCAAGTCTTGGAGGTTTTGAGTTTGACCCTTTCCACTGGCTTTACTGGATAGTACTTATAGGGATTATATGGCAACTCGTGGTGAGTCTCTTGGAGAACTTAGATTGTTTAGGCTTTCGCTTTGCTAAAGTACTGCTCAAGATAATCAATAAGAAGTTTTATAAAACCTTTGAGCTCAACGACAACGATGATAACAGTATTACATAATCAAAGTCTATTAGACCTCGCCCTACAGCATACGGGTACCATTGAAAGCGTCTTTGAATTAGCTGGAGCCAACGCCCTTAACATCACCGATGATGTAGTAGCGGGCAAAACCTTGGTATTACCAGCAGAAGCCTTTACCAATAAAGATATTTTAGGCTACTACACTGCCAAGAATTTGCAACCTGCAACGGCTTTTTCTAAGGAAGACGAACAAGTTTTTGAAATACTTGAGGGTATCAGTATATGGCTAATAAATTTAGATTTTGTAGTAACACAACAATAACTATGGCACGAACAATACAAGAAATACAAACCCTTATTCTCCAAGCTAAAGCCCAAGAGCCCGTACTGGAAAGCCTCAACAGCACCTCCAAAGTAGCCATTTGGCGATTGTGGGTGTATATTATAGCGGTGGCGATATGGAGTTTGGAGAAGCTATTCGACCTACATAGGGCAGATATAGATAGGAGACTTTCCGAACTCAAACCTCATACGGCACGTTGGTATCGCAGCAAAGCCCTTGCCTTTCAGTATGGCTTTGACCTTTTAACTGACAGCGATAAGTTCAACAATACGGGACACACAGAAGAACAGATAGAAGCAAGCAAAATTGTCAAGTACTCTGCCGTTGTGGAAAGCCCAAATGAAGGGCGTTTGATAGTAAAAATAGCAGGAGAACAGGGCGAGCAATTGCAACCTATTACCGATGCCCAAAAGCAAGCCTTTGAAGCCTACTTACAGGAGATAAAAGACGTCGGTGTACGCCTATCGGCAGTAAATTATCAACCCG